AGGATATTCCTCAGAAATATATTGATGAACATATCTCTCATTACCATAGATATTGAAATTTTGTACCTGTGAATACTTATCTATGAACTCTCTGCAATCTTTAATAGTGCCTGGTTTTACTGGATCAACTAATTGACCATCAAGTGTTTTCCACTTACTTCTTTTTCTCTTGGATGGCACAAAAAAAGTAGGGCGAAATTCAACCCTGTCTTCAAAATGTCTTCCATTATCATACCCTCTGACCAGCATATTGTTACCGATCTGAAAGACATTTGTATAAAACTTCATTCTGTAGCCAGTTTCAAATAAGAATCCACTAATGATTTGTGTGGTTCAACCAATGTAAGTATTTTATCAGAACATATCATAATTTCAACGTCATCTGTAACATTACTTAGATATGGTGACATTTCTTCTCCTTCTATTTTGTAAGGCGATAACATCTTACAGTTGGGATCACCAATATCAAGAGCAGCTATCTCTTCTACTCCAGATATCAATATATCGCCATTAACTAATACTAATATCTTAACTTCCTGTTCCATTCATCTTCGCCTCATAGGATTGTTTAACCATTGCCTTTGGTTCTACTATCGCAACAACCCAACTAGGATCAATTGATATCTTCTTTTCATCAGACAAAGGCATGAAAGGGTAATATTGCACACTATATTTTGTTTCTGTATCCTCTTGACCTTCAGTTAATAAAACAGGGTCTTCGATTAACTTACAACAATATGGATTCTCAAGAACTATAAAGATGGGTTTATCATTTTCATCTACAAGTTCTTTTACATCAGCAATTACCTCTTCGTTAGATTTAAGTAGAACTAATTTTATTGACATTGCATCAGTATATAGTTTAGAAGCGGATGGATGGTATTGCACCACCGTTTACAAGTTGGAAACCTGTCGTAATACTTTTATACGACATCCGCATGAAAGACCATCTGCCCCACTTTTTAGTTGCATCTTAGGTCTAGAAAAAAGGAGGGAGGTCGGATTCCTGTGTACCGACAAATAACGGGCATTACTACAGTAAGTAAATACGTTATTGCCTGAGACCCGATTGGTTGATCGGTTCTACCCTTGCGAGCAGCAGCACCACCTGTGTCTCATCACCTTAACCAGCGGTTGCCAGTAAGTTTATTCAGTCACTCCCATGTTGCGTCCAACAAATATAGTATAGCATAAAAAAAGAGGGAGTCAACCCTCTTCATCATTTTTCTTCTTTTTTGATCCAATATTGTATTTTGTTTCTAAAATCCAGTCTCCTTTATCACGATACGCTAACACTTTAATTTGATTAAGGGGTGCTATATCTTTTATCTGATCTGTATTTAATACCTCTACCAATCCCCAATCTGATAATAATTGTGCTATTCTATTTCTTCTTTGTACATCGTTTGATGTAAGATTAGCATGCTTACCATCAAGTGCGAATAATTCTTTGAAGTGAACTAAGAAATATCTACCTTGCTTATGTAAGATGTGACATGATTGATAGATCTTTTTCTCCTTCCTTGAAGCTACTCCAATACGAGTAAGTGTTTCACGGACTTTTAAAAAATCATCAGGTTCGTTAAGACTTATCTCAACCATTTGATCAGATGACCACTTGATCTCTGATTCGGTAACAATACTCATTTCGATCCCCCAGTTTCAAATTTAGATTTTATAAAATTAAGTTGTTCTTTGGAAAGAAGTTTCAAAGCTTGTTTTGCCTTTTCATTACTATAGTCATAGTAACGTTTCACATAATCAAGATCTTTAATCTCATCTTTACGGAGCCAAGGAGAGAATCTCTTTTTAACTCTGAGGATATTTATAAAAAAGTCATATTGCATCTTCTTTGGTAAGAAGTTATACTTATTCATTTCGTTTGCATACATCACAGCATCAAGATGTCCAGAATAACAACGATTGATTATGTATGGTGGATAATCTTTTTCTACAGTAGGATCTTCATCTATAAGATTTCTCTTAGTTTGATTTATAGAATTTAACCAATCTTTAAGTTCCATCTTCATTATCAAAATAATTTGAGCAAGAACATACCAGATTACGATCACCATAAACATTATCAATTCTTGATACTGCTGGCCAAAATTTATTATCTTGATCAGCAGGATATGCTGCTTGCTCTCGACTATAATTATACACCCATTCAGATGAAGTTACAACCCTTGCAGTGTGGGGTGCGTTTTTCAAGATATCTTTATTTGTTTGTATCTCAGTTCTAATATTAATCATTGCTTTTGCAAATCTTTCAAGTTCATCTAAGGACTCAGACTCAGTTGGTTCAACCATCATAGTATTCAGAACTGGCCATGATAGTGTTGGTGCATGAAAACCATAATCCATTAATCTTTTTGCTACATCCTCAGCAGTCACTGTTAAAGAACGACAATCAAATATACATTCATGTGCGATTCTACCGTTCTCTCCTTTATACAATACATTAAAGTATGGTTCAATTCTCTGTACCAACCAGTTTGCTGTAAGTAAAGATACTTCACTTGCTTTCCTTAATCCTGATCCACCCATCATACGAATATACATCCAACTGATAGGAAGTATAGATGCACTACCTTGAACTGCTGCTGATACTCTTTGATCCATAAAAGGAACTAGATGTTCTGCAACACCAATAGGACCTACGCCTGGTCCTCCACCACCATGAGGAATGCAGAATGTTTTATGTAAATTCATATGACATACATCTGCACCATAATCACAAGGTTTTGCCAATCCAACTTGAGCATTTAAGTTTGCACCATCAAGATATACCTGCCCTCCATTATCATGAACAATTTTACATATGTCTTTGATAGTTGGTTCAAACACACCATGAGTTGATGGGTATGTAATCATAATGCAAGAAAGTTCAAATGTATTCATTATTGCTTTCTTCTCTAAATCTTTCAAATCAATATTACCATCTTCATCACAATTAACTGGTACTATTTTCATACCTGCCATTACTGCTGATGCAGGATTTGTTCCGTGAGCACTAGTAGGAATTAAACATACATTTCTTTTATCATCACCACGACTTTTATGATATTCTTGAATTGCAAGAAGACCAGCATACTCTCCTTGTGAACCTGCATTTGGTTGTAATGATACTTCAGCAAATCCAGTAATATCACATAACCATTCTTGCAAATCAAACATAATTCTTTGATATCCAAGTGTTTGATGGTCAGGTGCAAATGGATGCATATTGGCAAACTCATTCCAACTTACTGGCATCAGTTCCGATGCTGCATTAAGTTTCATCGTGCAACTACCAAGTGGCATCATACCATTCACAAGTGAAAAATCTTTAGAGACTAATTCATTGATGTATCTCATCATATCAGTTTCACTATGATAGCGATTAAAAACTTCCTGTCTTAACCAAGGTTTAGTTCTTTCTGGAACATACTTCCATTTGTATCTCCCAACTGCTTCAACAATATGATCTATCGTATCATTTTTATTCACTAAATCTTGTTGTGAATTAATTAGAGTTTGTATCTCTTCAAGAGTGGTTAGTTCATCTAAAGTGATGATAGTATGATCATCTTCATATCTAACATTGTATCCTTCAACTGCAAGAAAACTTTTAAATCTAACTGTATCAAATCCCTCTGTTTTATCAACTTCAATACCTAACCAAGATAGTCCTGTTAATAAAACTTCCCTGTAAATTAATATTCTATTTGCAATATTTTTAAGTCCTTCTGCTCCGTGATATGCAGCATAGAAACCTGCCATATTCGCAAGCAAAGCTTTTGCAGTACAAATGTTAGAAGTCGCTTTATCTCTTCTGATGTGTTGTTCTCTCGTCTGTAAAGCAAGTCTTAATGCTTTATTACCTTGAGAATCTATAGATTGTCCTACAATTCTACCAGGTATTTTTCTTTTATACTTATCTGTGATTGCAAAGAATGCTGCGTGTGGTCCGCCAAATCCCATTGGTACACCAAACCTTTGCATACTACCAACTGCAATATCAAATCCCATCTCTCCAACAGGTTGCATTAGAACTTGACATAATGGATCAACTACTGCAATCTTAACACACTTATATACGTCTGCGACACGAATAATTCCATCAGGACTTTTTAGTCTACCTTTATTATTAGGTAATTGAACCACCATTCCAAATGCTTGTTCAAATTCAAATAATGGAAGAGATCCACTAAAATCTAATTGTTTAATAACAATACCTAATGGTTCTGCTCTTGTTTGTAATACTGCAAGTGTTTGAGGAAATATATCAACATCAACTATAAAGATATTTTTATCTTTTGAGTGCAGAGTTAATTTCTTTATTAATACTTTTTTGTTTTTCAACTTGTCGTTTGTCATGTAATTTTTTCCCTTTACCGACTCCAATCTTTAGTTTTATCCACGAGCCTTTCAAATAAAGTGATAGTGGAATAACAGTCATTCCTTTTTTTTCAGTATTGGATTTCAGTTTGATTATTTCTTTTTTGTGCAGTAGCAATTTTCTATTTCTTAATGGATCATGATTAAAAAAAGACCCCACATTTTTGTGTGGTGAAATGTGAACATTCAATAACAAAATCTCACAATCTCTAAAAGAACAGTACCCATCTCTTAAATTTGCTTTCCCATTTCTAATAGATTTTACTTCGGTCCCTAAAAGTTCAATTCCAGCTTCGATTGTTTCAGATATTGCATATTGAA